GCTCGCTCTCATGAAGACACAGTATGGCAAGACTGGTGTCACAACAACTGGCGTCAAGTACAAGAATGAGTACGGACGCCTTTCAGGTTCGCCAGAAACGTCAGCGTTCAACTCGCTGCAGAATGCGTTTATGGCTTATGCCACCTTCAGGGAAATGGGCAAGACACATGAGGAAGCATGGGTTGCGCTCGGGATCTATGGAGGTGATGATGGTGTCACAGGGAATGTGGAGAAGCAACAATGTGAGGATGTCGCCAAGAGATTGGGACATAAGATGGAAGCAAAACTAGTTTATGCAGGTCAAGGAGGCGTCAATTTCTTGGCTCGGGTCTACTCACCTTTCGTGTGGAAGGGAGATTTGAACTCATGCACCGACATACGTCGTGCATTGGCTAAACTGCATGTTAGCACCAATCTGACAGTATCCCCCGAAATCAAACTATTCGAGAAAGGTTTCGCGCTGTTCCTTACAGATGCAAATACACCAATCATTGGGCCATTTGTGACCCGCGTCATGGAGTTAAAGGGTGATTACGAATTCACTAACAAACTCGGGCGTTGGTTACCTCATTGGCAGGCTCAGGCCAACCAGCAATATCCGAATGCGGATTTCTCGGGCTGGATGACTGAGTTAGTGCGTGATCAAGGACTGGACGTGTTTCGACAACACGATATGGCTATTTGGCTGGCAGATTGTCAGGACCTTACTGACTTACTCCATAGCCCCAGTTTCATTGACACCCCCCCAGTTGTAGTACCAGAAGGCAAGACCGTTGAAATAAATGGTGAGCTGTTCAAAGGGAAACAACCATCCGTGGAAACGGAAGAGCCAGTTGACATGGAGTCTAAATACCAGGGACCCCAAACAGCTGAAGGCATCACAGATCTAGATGAGATGATCAAGAGGTATATCGATAAGAAAAGGGGAGACGTCCCCCACATAATCTCGCTCAAACCAAGAGCCCCTCCACCATCTCCAGCTAGCGATGCAACCTTCACAACAACCACGTCACGTGGATCTCAGCCAGGACACCCCATTCAAGCGCCTGTTTCTCCAACAAGAGGACAAGTGCCAAAAACGAAGAATGGCGCTACTCGCAAGAATACGAGCCGACGCGGCCCAAAAGGACCGCATGGAAAGAACACCCGAAACTAAACACTCATATGAGAGCATAGTAGATAGACTTAGTGTAGATATGCTTAAATGTGATGTGTCGTGTTACGTGTGTGATTGGCGTCGGGAGTATTTTTATGATGTAGTGGATTCGGATGAAGATAGTGATGAGGAACATATCCAAAGTGAGGATGCCGGCAACAAGCAGCCGAGCGCGCGACCACCTTCCCCAGTAGATTTAACTCGGTATGGAATTGAGAGAAATCCTGGACCTGGAAAACGCGCTGGCAAAGCTAAGCCGAGAAAACATGCAAGGACTGCACGTGTTAAGAACAACAAAACTAACATTATGCACAGTGTAAAACCGGGCTCGAAGTCAATCCACGGAAAGGGTGGATTCTTCGAAGATGCCGGCTCGTGGTTAGGCAAGAAAGCAGGAAACTGGCTTGCCAAGATAACCGGAGTTGGGGATTACACCGTCCAGTCCAATACCATAGCTCACCCAAATGACCCGCCAATTTTGTCAAATACGGCGGGTGCCACAAGAGTTCAGCACAGGGAATTCATTTGTGACATTTCTGGGTCGACGGCCTTCGCTGTGCGGCGATATGCCATTAACCCGGGGTTCAGTGAAACGTTCCCTTGGTTGGCCTCTGTCGCTGGCGCATTTGAACAGTACCGTATGCACGGCATGGTGTTCGAGTTCAAGTCCACGTCCGCAGTGGCTTTGAACTCGACCAACACTGCCTTGGGTACTGTGATTATGGCAACCGAGTACAACCCTCTCCTCGCTAGCTTCACGACGAAGCGCGAGATGGAAAATCACGTCTACTCGACGAGTTCACCACCCTCAGCAAGTGCAATGC